ACCCATATCTGACCAATAGAACGCCTAGTGGTGACGTTGTTATAAAAACGGGAACGTCGGCTGGCGGCTCTGAGATTGAGCGTATTCGTTTTAATGGCGGCGATAGCACACAAGATATAGTTATTAGCAATGCCACGCTAAAGCACGGCTCTAATGTTTATTGGCATGCTGGTAATGATGGCTCTGGCTCTGGCCTAGATGCTGATTTGCTTGATGGCTACCACTTAAGCACAACACGTAACGCAGCTAATACTGTGCCTGTCCGTGATGGTAATGGCTACTTGCAGCTTGGCTGGATCAACACAACGTCAGGTTCAACAACAAGTACTATCAACAAGATTTACGCATCTTATGATGACTATGTGCGTTACATCACCCCTGCTACACTAATCTCTCAGCTTAACTTATCAACCACCAGCCACAACCACACCTATAACGTAAATGACGCTTGGCTACGTGATAATGGCGATAACGCACACGTAAAACTGTATGGTAACTCACGCCAAATGGTATTCCGCACAGACGGTACAACAGAGTATGCCAGTAGTATAGGTGGTTATGCTTTTGTGTGGATGTATGGTGGAGATGCCTCTGGCAACCGCCGAATGCTTCTAAACTCATCAGGTGACCTGTGGACAAGCACTAATGGTTGGCTCTCTTCTGCTTTAAGCGGCAAGTTAAGTACAACAGGTAAGGCGGCTGACAGTGAGTTACTAGATGGTATTGATAGTAGCAGCTTCTTGCGTAGTAATACTAATGATACAGCTTCAGGACGTGTTGACTTTTCTGCAGGTATTACGGCCCAAACACTAGATATTGGTGTAACGGGTGATCGTACTATTCAGGCGTTAAGCAGTGATGCTAACTTTGGGTCTTATGGTGACTTGCATTTACAGCATTATGGTGGAAACCTTCACATGTTACATGGAGGTGGGACCGCTTATATTGACGACAACATTGTATGGCATGCTGGCAATGATGGCTCTGGTAGTGGACTAGATGCTGACTTGTGGGATGGCAACCAGTTTAGCAGCTACCTAAACCAAGCTGTTTTAAGCACATCATCACCTTCATTTGCAGGGTTAAACATCAACGGCAACCTTAATGCTGTAGACAACGTTTATGTTGCAGGGAACGTGTATCACGAGGGTGACACTGACACCTACCTTGAGTTTAATGTTAATCAAATTCGCTTAATTACAGGTGGTTCTGCTGAAGTTACAATAGACCCAACAGGTGTACGTTTAGGTGACTCTGGCAATGCTTACGTCCAGCCTGTTTCTGGTAACTACGGTTCCTTCCAGATTGACGGTGGTGCGCATGGTGGCTGGGAAGGCTATAGCATTGGTGGTCGTTGGGTGTTTATGTCTAACAATACAGATGCGGGCATATACAATGATATTGATAACGAATGGATGGCGTACTTTGCACGAAATGGCGCTTCCACATTGTATTATAATGGGTCAACTAAAATATCGACTACCAGCACTGGTGTCACAGTAACAGGGACAGTAGCAGCTACAAGCTACACAGGTGATGGTTCTAGCTTGACAGGCATCTCTGCAGGTGCTACAGGTGGTGGCTCAGATGAGATATTCTGGGAGAACGGACAAAATGTTACAACCAACTACACAATCACAAATGGTAAGAACGCAATGAGTGCAGGGCCAATCACAATCAACAGCGGTGTCACCGTAACGGTTGGCTCAGGCGAAACATGGACGGTGGTATAAATGAGTACGCTTAAAGTAAACGATATTCAGGAAGCGACATCGGGTGGCGGTAAGATATGGCCTGCTAGGGGTTACATTGTGTTCAATGGCACAGGTACTGTTGCTATCAATGACGATGGGAACTTCTCTAGCCTAACTGACAATGGCACAGGATATTACACCTGTGCTTTCTCTAATAACTTTTCGAACACTAGTTACACAATGGCTGGAAGTACGATTGGGATTAACTTTGGTTCGGCAGAAGATGGAATAGTCATTAGGCCTGTAAGTCAAGTCAGTACCCCTGACCCACAAATGTCAACAAGCAGCATTAGCATTCAGACAGGTGGCTACGGACTGTATGACAGAAAATACAACAGTTTTACGGTGCATAAATCATGACCCAGTACCGTGTAATATTCGATGACCCAGATGCACTAGATGAACCCACGAAAGTGCTAGTACCTAGTGACCGCTGGATGAAAGAAGCGATGGAGGGCAACTTGCCCCCTATCAGTGTCTACTGGGAGCTACAGGACGACGAGCAGCAAGCTATTGCAGAAGGTCGTCACAGTGAGTTCAAACATGACCCAGAGAAACTAGCAGCACAGTACACAGCCCCACGCATTGGGCCGCTAACTGAGCAAGAGGCGTTGGAGTATCTGATTATGAAAGACTTGCCCCGCAAATGTTGGGCAGAACAACACAACCGTCCAATGTTCAAAATAGTAACAGTAGATCAGGTGCCATCTGACAGGACGTTTCGGAATGCATGGGAGATGGCAGCATGAGTACACTAAAAGTAAATGCGCTACAGGATACCAGTGGTAAGGGTTTTTACCCTGCTAGGGTTCATTCAAGATGGAGTATGGTTGGAACCGCTGCTCTTACGGATAGCGAAGGGATAAGCAGTTTTACAGATCAAGGCACTGGAGTGTGTCGTCAAACCTTCAGCAACAACTTTGCTAACGCTAATTATACTGTAGTTGGTCTGGCTGGACGCCTCAGTGATACTGGTAATAGGTTTTTAGGTTTGCATGGTTATCTCCAAAACCCAACGACAAGCACAACTGATTTGGCACAATGGAGCAGTAGTGGGGCTTATAATGACATAAACTACGGCGCAGCAGCTTGGTTTGGGGGCACATAATGTCAGTTAACTTAAACAATTAAGGGCAATGCAATGACAACATACATCAAAATAGGTGCCACATCCTATAATGCGGCAGACTATACAATCCCAGCAGAACGCACGTTTCGTGACGGTTGGGAAGCAAATGCAGACACTGGCATAATCAGTGTCAACATGGACGCAGCAAAGGACATCTGGCGTGACAAGATACGCATAGCCCGTGAGCCTGAACTCGCCAAGCTAGACACGGCGTTTATGAAAGCACAGGAAACAGGCGCAGACACTACAGCAATCGTAGCGCAGAAACAGGCACTACGTGATGCACCAGCCCATGCAGACATTGATGCGGCAACAACGCCTGATGAACTAAAGGCAGTGCAGCCCATCCCTAACGTGACGGTGGAATAATGCCAGACATTGCCATAGGAAATAGTGCAAGCTGGGATGGCAATACGGCAAATGCAGCAACTATTGCATCAGCTTTGGGTAGCCAATATGCATCTGAAGCTTCTGGCGCACTTACACTAAAGAACGGCGTGACAATAAATAATTCAGATGCAAACAATCCTACGTTTGATAGGAGAGGCTCTACGTCTTTAGGTATGACTGGTGGTGCTAATATTACCTCTGATACACAAGGGCCAGTTACTATTGATGCTGGCAGTGGTGGTGTATTTGTTACCGAAGTCACTATTAGTTCTGGCGTCTATGTCTGGTCTGATGATGTGGATGATCCCGCTATTCTTATTACCGTTCCATGTACCATTGATAACAGCGGTAAGATTATAGGCCAAGGCGGCATCGGTGCTAACAACGGCGGTGGTGCTGCAATTAATGGATACACAGGTGGCGGTCAAACAGGTGGCGATGCTATCAAAATCAACTCTGGTGTTTCTGGCGTAACTATTATCAACCGTTCGGGGGCTTACATCGCAGGTGGCGGTGGTGGTGGCGGTTCAACATATGGCGGCGGTGGCGGCGGTGGCGCAGGTGGGGGTAACGGCGGTAACGGCGGCCCTTTGCGCACATACGCCGTTGGTGGTTCTGGCGGCACTCTTAATGCATCTGGTGGTACTGGTGGCACTGGTGGCGATGGTTATCCTGCTTATGGTGGCGGTGCAGGTGGTGGCGGTGGTCGCTTATATTCACCCCCCATTCACATTTACGCTGGCGCAGGTGGTGGCCGCATATTGCCCGGATCAGGCGGTTCTGGTGGATACTATCCTTATGCAGGTTCTGCGGGTGGTACTGGTGGATCAGGCGGTAACGCAGGTGGCTACGGTGCTTGTGGCGGTGGTGGCGGCTGGGGCGCATCTGGTGGTAATTCAGGTGGCTCGGGCGGCAAAGCCGTAAACGACAGTGGTGTTAGCTACACACTTACTAATTATGGTGGCGGTACAATTTATGGAGGTACTTAATGACTACTAAATACCTTTATAGAAATTGGGTCGTTGATACAGAAGCTGAAGCGCAAGCAAAGCTATCTGAGACTAAAACTAGATTAGACAACAACCCCACAGATTGGTGTATGGTAAAGTGCGTTGAACCTGTAGCTGATGACACATTTAGTGTTATTGCAGGTGAACTAACAGACGAACAAATACTTAATCCTGACAACACAAAAACATACATATTCTATGCTAAATGGACAGGAGAAAACTTCTTTCCTTTAACTAGCACCGAACTGACAGAAAAAGTATTTGAGTATCGTCGTGGTTATGTAACCGCAGAAAACCTATCTGTAATAAAGAGTTATGAGGATCGTGAGTGGACAGAAGCTGACCTAGAAGCAGTTAAGCCACCAGAGGACGGCTCCGTTCCAACTAAACATGTCGAAATGGAAATGACAGATATAACACCTAACGAAGATATGTCAGGGTATATTTGATATTTGCTAAATCTTAACATCCACCAAGACGGGTTTCCACACAACGTGACGTGGCCCACAAAACCATAGGTTACACATGCTAGGCTTTTCTAGTTTCTCACAAGCTACGTTTTCATCTACTGGTGCTGCTGCGCTTGCTGCTCTTGGCTATCTAGCTACGACATCAGCGCAGCTTGCAGCAGGTACTGTGATATCTAACGGTCAAGCTGGACCTATATTACCTGCTGCTACCGCTACCTTTACAGCTAACGCTTTTGGTGAGTTAGATGCACAAGCTACAACAGAACTAGTAAACGCCCTAGCTTCGTTTAACATAGCTACCCTAGCTGATATAGATGCTCAAGCCAATACAACTATACCAGCAGCTACAGCTAGTTTTACTGCAGCAGCATTTGATGACGTAGATGCACAGGCTAGTACAACTTTATTAGGTGCAATATCTACTTTTGCTGCTTCAGCACTTGACTTTGATGCACAGGCAAGTATAACTACTTCTAATGTAGTTGCTTCTTCTAGCATTAGTGACTTTACTTCTGTAACAGGTAAAGCTAATATTACACCTAGTGGTGCTACAGCTACCTTTGCATTAGACATAGACTTTGACGCTAAAGCAAACACGAGCATAGGCGGTTCTGTCACAGCTACACTTACTGCTGAAGACTTTGCTGATGTAGATGCTCAAGCAAGTGGATTCTTATCTACTACTGCAGCGTTTCTCTCTATCTACATCACAGACTTTGCAGATGAGGACGCACAAGCTAGAGCATTCATGCCTGTGGCAGCGTCTAGCATTACAGCAAGCGCATTCGGTGACGTAGACGCTAAAGCTAACACAGACATTGGCGGCTCTGTAACAGCAGCACTAGCAGCATCAGCATTTGATAACGTTAAAGGTGCAGCTAACAACACACCCAGCGCAGTAACAGCTACAATAGCTAACGCAGCGTTTGATGATGTAGACGCACAGGCAACAGTAGTACCACCGTCTGTCGTATTAACCCCAGCTATAGACTTAGATGATCCTATTGCCGTAAGGTTTGACTTCGGTCAGTTTGCTGACAGCTACGATAGATCAAGAGTGCTTTACATAGTTTCTTACGGTGGTAGTGATACTGTATATGTTAGAGAAGAAAACAGAACAGTTTATATAGACAAAGATATGCAGAACTACACTGTGTATATTACAGCATAAGGACGGGATATGTCTTATAAGTGGCCCGATAAAGACCCAGACGAAATGTTAGACTACAGTGTAGACTGGTCACGCTTTCTAGGCGACGATACTATATCGTCTGTAACTTGGTTTATTCATGATGGGGACGGAGTTAAACAACAAGTCTCTGATTCTTCTGTAGTTAATGGTTTGCAGTTTGTTCAGGGAACAATATCAGGACGTGTAGCCACAGCAAGATTTTCACTAGGAACTAACAACATACGTTATAACGTTGTTTGTCGTATAAACACAGGGGAAAATTTACAGTATGAACGTTCTATTTTCCTACGTGTTAAGGAGAAGTAAAACATGGCGTATGATTATTTAGGGTTAGTTAACGATGTAAACCGCAGGTTAAATGAAGTAGAACTAACTGCGGCAAACTTTGCAACTACTACTGGTTATTATAGTTTTGCTAAAGATGCAGTTAATGCAGCTATCCGTCACATACAACAAGAAGAATATGGCTGGCCTTGGAATCACGTAGAAGAAACTGAAGTTCTAGTTCCTGGCACAGTTCGGTACGGTTTTCCGTACGACTCTAAAATAGTAGATATGAACACGTTTAGGATTAAACGTGACGATGCTTTAAATACAACAACTAAAAAACTTAGAGTTATTTCTTATGAAGAATACTTGACTAAGTATGCTGATCAGGAATATAATTCTAATACTAATATTAGGACTGTACCAACACATGTAGCAAGAACTCCTAGCAGAGAGTTTATGTTGTATCCAAGTCCAGATAAAGCATATGAACTTGTATATGAATATTACAGAACAGGTTTTGATTTAGAAAATGCTACAGATGTTTGCAACTTACCAGAGCAATATCGTTATGTTATTGTAGATGGTGCAATGCATTACGTTTATCAGTTCCGTGGTGACACACAAGCATCTCAACTAACAATGCAAAAATTTGAGCAAGGTATTAAATACCTACGTAGTCTGCACATTAACCGTACAGATTATCTAGGTGATACAAGAGTTGGATTCTAATGGCTACCCAGTGGCAAACATTTCCGATTGAGTTTAGAGGTGGTTTGATCTCTAATCTATCAGCCTTGCAGCATGGTACTAATGCTGTGGGTTCTGCCACTATTTTACAAAACTTTGAACCAAACAAAGAGGGTGGTTACTCTAAGATCAAAGGGTATAACAAGTTTAGCACTACTACTGTCCCAGGTAGTGGCCCTATACTAGCCCTTAAAGTTATATCTTCAGGTCGTATTATTGTAGCTCGTAAGAATGCTACTAACTACACACAGTACTATTATGGTACAGGGACTACGTGGACTAGCATGGCTACAAGTGCCAGCACCAATGGCGGTAAAGCACGTCATGCAGAGTTTAACTTTACTGGTGATGACAAAGTTATATTTGTAGATGGTACTAATTACCCTGCAATCTACAATACATCTGGTAATACTACGGCTTTCTTGACATCCGCTGACAGTACGGATATTAGTGGTGCAGAGAATGTAGCTATCTTTAAAAATACAGCTTTTTACTCTAAGGGTAATAACGTATATTTTACTGCACCTTTTACGGTAGATAACTTTAGTGCAGCTAATGGTGCAGGTAGTCTTAACTTAGGTCAAGATATTACAGGTTTAACTGTCTTTCGTGACCAACTTATTATTTTTACTACCAACAGTATTAAACGACTAACAGGTAATACAGCAGCAGACTTTCAAGTGTCACCTATCACAGATCGCATTGGCTGTATTAATGGTGATACAATCCAAGAGGTTGGTGGTGACATTATGTACCTCGCACCTGATGGTATCCGTCTATTAAGTGCTACTGACCGTATTGGTGACTTCGGTTTGGATGTAGCATCAGACAGTATTGCTAAGGATGCTAATATATTTCTTGACAGTACTTCAACTTTTTCTTCTGTCTTGTTACGAGAAAAAGCTCAGTATCGCATCTTTGCGTACATTGAATCAGAACAAAGCACAGTTGCTAAAGGTTTGATAGCTACAAAGTTTATTGCTCAGGGTGCCACAGGTATTTCATGGGCTACAACAAAAGGTATAAAAGCATACGTAGCTGATGGTCGTTACTCTGGGGATCAAGAGACTCTGGCATTTGCTAACGCAGATGGTTACATCTACATCATGAATACTGGAAATGATCTTGATGGTTTAGATATTGAGGCTATTTATGAATCACCTTTTATGCCTATATCAGATCCACAAGTACGTAAGACATTTTATAAAATGACTTTGTATGCTGAACCTACAGGTAGTATGGATTTAAATCTTAACCTTAAGTATGATTTTGCTTCTGGTACAAACACCGCAACAGTACAACCCACTACAGTAAGCGTAAGTAGTACAGGTACTGCAGTGTTTTTATACGGTGCTTCTAACTCTACCTACAACTCAGCTAGATATGGTGGAGAACTTGATAGTGTGTATAACACCAATATTATTGGCTCAGGAAAAACTATAGCAATACGTATAGAGGATAACTCAACTAACCCAACATTCACACTCGATACAGCAGTGTTAGAATTTAACCAAAACGATAGGCAGTAACATGGCAGATGGATATACACGGCAGCGATCTAGTGAAATTGTAAACGGTAACGTTATTGATGCCGATGATTTCGACGTAGAATTTAACGCAGTTGCAGGTGCAATGAATGCATCTACTGGGCACAACCACGATGGAACTAGTGGTGGTGGTGCTCCAATCGAAAGCATTGGTCCTGCACAAGACTTAGTCGTAACTTCTACAAATGTTAATCCTAAAACAACTGATACACTAAGCTTAGGTGCAGCAGGTGCTCAATATAAAAATGCATTTTTTGATGGTACTGTCCAAACAGACTTATTACTTGTAGATGAAACCTCAATATTTACTGGTGCTATTACTGCTAACGGTGGTATTACAGGAGATCTTACAGGGGATGTTACTGGAGATGTTACGGGTAATGCAGACACTGCTACCACATGGGCAACTGCTCGTGATATTACATTAACAGGGGATGTTACAGGTACAGTTACTGGTGTTAATGGTAGTGGTAACATCAGTATTGCCACTACAGTAGCTGCAAACTCTGTCGCACTAGGTACAGATACTTCAGGTAACTATATGACTGATGTATCGGCAGGTACAGGTGTTACAGTTACTCACACTCCTAACGAAGGTTCTACTGCTACGGTAGCTATTGGTCAGGCCGTAGGTACTACAGACAGTGTTACCTTTAACACAGTCACTGCTGACCTTACAGGCAATGTGACAGGCAATGTTACTGGTAATGTTACTGGTAATGCTGATACGGCAACTACATTAGCAACTGCACGTACTATTGCAGGACAAAGCTTTAATGGCTCTGCTAATATTACTATTGCTGCAACAGATTTATCTGATACTAACCAAGCACTATCTACTACATCGGATGTTACATTCAACGATCTTACAGTTTCAGGTGATCTTACTGTATCAGGCACGACTACTACAGTTAACACAGAGACAATCAACCTAGCAGATAACCAGATTGTGCTTAACAGTAACGAAGCTGGTACTCCATCACAAAATGGTGGTATCGAGATTGAACGTGGTACTGAAACAAACAAAACACTTGTATGGAATGAGACAGATGACAAGTGGACAGTAGGAAGCGAAACATTCGTAGCAGGTACTTTTGAGGGTGCGCTTACAGGCAACGTAACAGGAAACGTAACAGGAAACGTCACAGGTAATTTGACAGGTGATGTTACAGGGGATGTCACTGGTAATGTTACAGGAAACCTAACAGGTAACGTCACAGGCAATCTAACAGGTGATACTATAGGTACACATACAGGTGCAGTTAACGCTACCAACGTAACAGTGACAGGTGTTGTTACAGGTGATGTCACAGGTGATGTGCTTGGTGATGTAAAAGCTGACAACGGTACAGTTATTCTTGATAGTGGGACTAATGGGACAAACGCAGCCTACACAGGTAACGTTTCTGTACCCGACAATATTACATTTACTGAAGGTGCTTCTGACTGGAAAGTAGAAGTTAACGCATCTAATGAGCTTATCATATCCTATGGCGGTACTGGTAAGATGAAGTTAGACTCTTCAGGTAACCTAACAGTAACAGGTAACGTCACAGCTTACGGAACAGTATAATGGCTTTACAGTCTTCAGGTTCTATATCTTTAAATGACATCCAGACAGAGTTTGGTGGTGCTAACCCTATTAGTATGTCTGAGTACTACCGTGGTGGTTCGTTTGTGACGGACAACAATACAGGTGTACCTACGTCTGGTGCTATAGACATGGGCGACTTCTACGGTACAACTAATCAGTTTGCATTTACTATCTCTACGGATACACAGGAAGCGGATTTAAGTACTCTAGCTACTGCTGCAGGTTGGAATGGAACTGATGCCTTAAACGCTACTGTTGCGTCTGGGGTTTATTTATGGTCAGATGATACTGCAGTAGGTGGGTTGACTATACCAAGCAGTTTGAACGGTTTGGTTACTATTACCAACAACGGATACATTATTGGTCGTGGTGGTAATGGTGGTAGTACAAGTGCAAGTTTAAGAACAGGTGCTGATGGTGGCCCTGCTTTAGTTAATAGTGCAACAGGTGTTATTCTAGTCAATGCCTCTGGTGCGTATATCGCTGGTGGTGGTGGTGGAGGAGGCGCAGGTGGCGTTCATGACTACGGCCCTGGAGGTGGTGGCGGTGGTGCTGGTGGCGGTACAGGCGGTAGCAACTCAGGCAATGGAGGCGGTACAGGCGGGGCAGGTGGTGCTATAGGTGTTGCAGGTAGTAACGGCGGTGGCTCCTTGCCAGGTTATGGTGGAGGCTCTGGCGGTGGTGGTTCTAGCTCAACTGCTTGGGCTGGTGGCTATGGTGGCGCTGGAGGTGGCGGTGGTCGCATACTTCCTGGCACTGGCGGTGGACAAGCAGCCCCTAACGGCGGTGGCTCTAACTACTACGGCGGTGATGGTGGAGATGCTGACAGTGTAGGGGCGAGTGCTACAGGCGCAGGTGGTGGTGGCGGTGGCTGGGGTGCTGCAGGTGGTAGTGGTAACCAAGGTTCTGGAGGCGCAGGTGGAGCAGCTATCTCTGGTACAGCCATTGCAACATACACTAACAACGGCACAGTTTACGGTACAGTCGCATGAGTATAAACTTGACACCAGAAGAGCTAGAGGATATGCTTGACCGTGCAGCAAGACGTGGTGCTTGTGAGGCATTAAAATCTATGGGCTTACAGGATGAAGATGCTCGAAGAGATATATCAGAGATGCGTACCCTGTTAGAAGCATATCGTGATACAAAGAAAAGTATATGGTCTACTATCGTAAAAATAACCACAGTAGGGTTGCTTACTTTTATAGCTGCGTCTGTGTGGATGCAAATAGGAAATAAATAAAGGTAGAAACAATGGTAAACAATGAAAACAGTATGGCTGAGAGTGGGCCAGACGTACAACTTGCAAGAAAGTTTCTAGGCTTTACTGGTCCTGCGTCTCAGCTAACAAACTTTTTAGCTTCGAACCCAGCTGCTGCTGCCCGTATGGGTAAATACCAACAAGCTATGGCTGGTATGGCTAAAAGAAAAGTAGGTGCTGATGAGGGTACTGCGGGAACAACTCTTGAAGATTTCCAACAAATGCAGCAAGACCTTATTACAAAGACTATGGACCCCACTAAAGCAACTACTGCACAGATTACACCAGATGCCTCCACTCAAGACATCGCAGCTGGTACTGGTCAGATCTCAACACCAGCTCCAACAGTAACTGCACAAACAGTAGGTACAGGTCAACAAGCTGCAGCTCCTACTACTAGCCCTGCTGCTACTACAACTGCTACAACAGTAACACCAGAAGTCAAAGCTGAAACAACAGCTACAGAAGCTCAGACAGGTGCTGTATCTCAAGAAGCTCAAGTAGATGCACAGCAGCAAACAGCAACTTCTATGGCAAACATGCAAGCTGCTCAGGGTACAGCTACTATGGTTAATGCCCCTGCTGCTAGGGAGATACGTGAAGGTGAGCTTATTTCTGGTGTAGCTGATGCAGAGAAAGCTGCTAAGTTTAACGAACAGATTCAAGCAGCACAGGCTACACCATCTGACCAAGCTACAGTACAAGGTCAGCTAGAAGGTTTGATGCAACAGTTTGAGGGTGGAGCAACACCTCCTTGGGCTTCAGGTGCAATGCGTAATGCTATGGCTGCTATGGCTTCTCGTGGACTAGGTGCATCATCTATTGCAGGACAAGCTATCATCCAAGCAACTATGGAATCTGCACTGCCTATTGCACAAATGGATGCACAAACAGTTGCACAATTTGAAGCACAGAACTTGTCAAACAGACAACAACGTGCTATGCTTGCAGCACAACAACGTGCACAGTTCTTGGGTATGGAGTTTGACCAAGCATTCCAAGCAAGGGTGCAAAACTCTGCACGTATTGGTGACATTGCCAATATGAACTTTACTGCAGAGCAACAGATTGCTCTTGAGAACTCTCGTGCAGCAAACACTATGAACTTAAACAACTTGTCCAACAGACAAGCTATGGTAATGGCTGAAGCTGCTGCACTATCTAATTTAGATATGGCTAACCTAAACAATAGACAACAAGCTGCTGTACAAAATGCTCAGAACTTTATGCAGATGGATATGGCTAACCTATCTAATGCACAGCAAACAGAGATGTTTAAAGCACAGCAAAACATTCAAGCATTATTTACAGATCAAGCAGCACAGAATGCTGCATCACAATTTAATGCTACTAGTGAGAATCAAACTAATCAGTTCTTTGCTAACCTTGCATCTCAGGTGTCACAGTTTAATGCATCCCAAAGCAATGCCATGTCGCAGTTTGATGCAAGCTCAGTCAATGCTATCAGACAGTTCAATGCTCAGATGGATCAGCAACGTGAAACTTTTAATGCACAGAACGGTTTGG